ACCGACTATTGGAGCCGCCACAGGCGCCCCGGAGTCTCCAGAATCGGATAATACAAACAACCCGCCCGATGACGGTAGTGATATCGTTACTCCGGGTGCCAATGAAGGAGGGGGTTCTGCTGATGAGTATGGAGGAGAAGATGGCGATACTGGCGCCGATACTGACGGAACAAAGGGTTCAGACACGGATCAGGGTCTGGATGCCACCAATTCTGGATTGGGTGGGACTCAAGGGCCCTCGCCCGGTGGGAGTGTGGGGAGTGTGGGTGTTGGCGCTCCGGCCGGTTCGGATCCGAGTGCTGCGTTTGGGGGTGCGGGAGGCAATCCAGGTGATCAGGGAACAGCACCAGGCGAAGGCGGTAGTGATAGTAGTGGTACCGGTGGAAGTCCTGGAGGGCCCGGGGGACCTGCCGGAGGCGGGCCTGGAGATCGCGAGTAGTCTGAGTATAAATAGTAGAAATGCCTATTACATATAACACAGGGTACGATGATGCCCAAGCAGTAAACGAGAGTCCTAGAAGTACTTTCATCTATAAGGACCTCAATATGTTTTTTACAAAACACCCTACATCGAAAGATGTAAGTAAGGTCACAGATATACAAGCGATAAAACGTGCTGTCCGTAATTTAGTTTTATTGAACCAAGGTGAAAAACCTTTCCATCCAGAGATAGGGGGAAACGTTCATGGTTCTTTGTTTGAAAACTTTACACCTCTGACAGAAATAGAATTACAAGTAGCAATAGAAGGTACTCTCAACAGATGGGAACCCAGAGTAATTGTAGAAGAAGTAAAGGTAAATGATGATGACGGATATAGTCTGGATCAAAATAAGTTAGGTATAACAATAAGTTTCTCGATAGCCAATGTACCAAATGTGATACATGATGTCGAGCTCTTTTTAGATAAGGTACGATAATGGCACTCAATACATTAGGCAAATTAGAAGTTACGGATTTAGACTTTGATACTATCAAGGGAAATCTCAAAACTTACCTCAAGGGTCAGTCTGAATTTACTGACTATGATTTTGAAGGCTCAGGTCTTTCTACACTATTAGATATTCTAGCATACAATACACACTACAATGCTTTCATGGCAAACATGCTTGCCAATGAAATGTTTTTAGATACAGCAGTCAAACGAAACTCTGTGGTATCTCATGCGAAGCATTTGGGATATACTCCAACATCTTCTACTGCACCTATTGCTTATTTGAATGTAACAGTCAACGATGCGACTGGCGGGTCCCTAACTATGCCGGCCGGGCATATTTTTACAACAACTATCAGTGGACAAACTTATCAATTTGTAAATATAACTGCAAGAACAATTCAACCTAGTGATGGTGTTTATACTTTTGCTAGCGTGCCTGTTTACGAAGGGACTTATATAACAACCAACTTTACTCATAACGTAGCTGATGCAGATGAGAAGTTTATTCTTGATAATGAGAAGGTTGATATTTCTACTCTTACAGTTGCGGTACAAACAAGTGTATCTGATACAACAACGACTACCTATACCAAGGCAAACAATCTGGTAGATGTTACTGCAACTTCCACGGCTTTCTTTGTACAAGAAACAACTAATGGTGAATGGGAGATATATTTTGGTGACGATGTAGTTGGTAAGAAATTGACCGATGGTAATATCGTCAAGGCTACTTATGTTATAACAAATGAAACAGCGGCAAATGGAGCTTCAGTATTTCAATCGTCTGGTGCTATAGGCACAGGAACAAATATTACAGTTGCTACATCAAGTGCAGCGAGCGGTGGTGCTATTCCAGAAAATATTGGATCAATAAAATACAATGCACCGTTTAGTTATGCTACACAAAATAGAGCAGTAACTGCTGCTGACTATAAAGCACTACTCCATCAGTTATATCCCAACATTGAGTCGGTTGCTGTGTGGGGTGGAGAGTATGCAAGTCCTGTTGTGTATGGTAAGGTGTATATGAGTATTCGTCCAAAAACTGGATACAACCTAACCACTACTACAAAAGCAAACTTGGTACAGGCACTAAAGGACTACACGGTTGCAAGTATCACGCCAGAGTTTACTGATCCCGTTACTATCAAAATTATACCTACAGTATCATTCAAGTTCAATGATTCGTCAACAACAAAAACCGGGGCGGACCTTGAAACAGAAGTCACCACCATGATAGAGAATTTCAGTGATACTGATTTAGAGAAGTTTGAACAGATATTTCGTTTCTCTAACTTCACTACAAAAATAGATAATGTAGATACTGCTATAGTTTCTAACATAACAAGTATTCGAGCGTCCTTTGACCAGACCCCTACACTGGCTACCGCGACAAAATATACTATCCCCTTTGAAAATCCAATTGAGCATTCTGCTGGAAACATTTCTGGTCAGGGTGTAGTTGCATGGTCTACTGGTTTTATTATAGAAGGAAATACTAACACATTATATTTGAATGATGATGGTGCTGGTAATATGAAAACCTATTATCTTACTGGTTCAACCGAAACAACAGTAGACCCCGAGGCGGGAACTATCAACTACACTACTGGAGAGATTATTATAAACTCTATAAACATAACTTCAGTTTCTAATGCCAGTGGAACTATTACCTTCACAATGAAACCCGCGTCTAACGACTTGGTGCCAGTGAGGAATCAAGTGTTTCAGATAGACACTACCAATATGAGTGTGTCTAGTTCTGTAGATACTATTGCGGCAGGGACATCTAACGCCGGGACTGCATATAGCACTACATCCTCTTACTAATGAAAAAACTAGATAATAAAGTTTCTGTAAGAATAGCGGAACAGTTTCCAGAGTTTGTCCGAGCGGACAACGCTGGACTGATTCCATTTCTAGAAAGATATTATGAGTTTTTGGAAAGTGCTGAACTTACACTAACTGGCATTGGTGCATCTGACCAAATGTTGATGGAAGATGATGTAAACTATATTCAGTTACAAAACGAAGATCAGCCTACAGGTCGTCAAGAGAATAAAATTGTTCTTGAGGACTCTGGCATTTCTGTATTTCAAAATAATGAGACTATAACAGGATTCAATTCAAAGGCTACTGCAACGATTCGTGTTGAAGATATCAATGCTAACAGTAGACTTTTTATATCATCGTCAAACGCTTTTCTAATAGGTGAGAAAGTTACTGGTAGTATTTCTGGTGCTACTGGAATCATAGATAAGTATCGCGCCAACCCGGTTGAGAATGTATCCAACCTAATGTCTTATGCAAATGTTGATGATACTGTAGATACTTTCTTTGACCAATTCAAAGAAACGTTTATGAGAACTATTCCCCGGAGTTTGGCAGCGGGTATTGACCAAAGGAATATTCTAAAAAATATCAAAGACCTTTATAGAACGAAGGGAACTCGTAAGGGTCATGAGATTTTCTTTAGGTTGTTGTTGGATGAGAATATTGAACTATTCTATCCCAACCAAAATATGCTCCGTATCTCAGATGGTACCTGGGCAGATGATTTTGTTATACGAGCCACCCAAGTCAATAACTGCTTTCTTATGGAAGATGATATAAACGAAGATGTCTTTTTGACTATGGAAGATGGTTCTCATATTGAGACAGAAGATTCTACACTTACCACAGGTAACCTGAGAAACCTTATCGGACAAACTATCACACAAGACTTGGTTAGGGATGTTACTATTTTAGAAGGTGCATTACATCATCCCGATACCGCAGGTTATCAGGGCCCTGCTGCGGGATACTCTGCAATAGAAAAAGCCACTGCTACAGTTGAGACAATTCAAGAACTTCAACTGGGAAGTGTTGTGGTGCAAGATATTGTACTCAACAAAGATTCTATTGTTGGTACTTTTGTTGATGGACAAACTGTATATGGTATAGATAGCACAGACGAAAATAATACTCTATATGCTAAACTCGCTGGACAACTTTCTTCTATAACAGAAACTACATCTGGTCAATATTATAAAACTACAGACCTTATACCTGTAACTACTAGAATGCCTTTAGGTGGTGTAGGCGCATCAGCAAATATAAGTGAAATTTCTTATGGCAGTATTTCTAATATAGAAGTTTCTAGTGTTGGTAGTGGTTATGAAAACGGTGATACTATTACTGTGAATAATACAGGAACTTCTGGTACGGGGTTGTCTGCTGAAATCGCTGTGACTAATGGTGGCTTTGCTCCAGAGACAGGATCACTACTAGAGCAGTTTAGATTTACTTTGGAAAGTGGAACTCCTGGAGGAACAGGGGAACTTATAACAGAAGATACTGTACCCCTTTATTTCAATCAAGAAGAAGATTATGGTATGTCTGCAACCGACCATATTGTGATGGAAGACCAAACAGTATTTTTTGAAAACAAGTTGGGTAATAAGATTGCTCAAGAGTCTGGCTCGGGTACTGGAGACATTACCGATATACGAGTATTGTCTATAGGTACAAACTATTCTAGTATACCAACATTGACTCTACCCACCGCCGGTAGTAGAACCGGTGGCAAAGTTGTTGCTAAAGGTGACGGTACTGTAGGTAATATTCGTAGAGTAGAAATTTCAGAGTCTGGTGTTGGATATAATGAGGGGCCCACAATAACTCCCCCAGTTAGACTTCTACTAACAGGAGTGACTGGTAGTGCTACTGCTGCTACAACTGCTACAGGCGGAACTAGTACAGCAACGGGAACTGTAGATTCATGGGATGCTACATTGGGTTTATTGACTCTTACCAGCACCTCTGGAACATTTACAGCTACAGAAACAGTAACAGCCTCAGGTGGATTTAGTGCAACCGTTGCAGCTGTTGAAAAATCAGTATTGACTGCTACTGCTATTACTGCTGGTCAGTTTGGTAAGTATGTGAATGAGGATGGTTGGTTATCAGAGGACTCTAAAAAGATACAAGATAGTTTCTACTACCAGGACTTTTCTTATGTTGTAAAAACATCAACTGCTATAGGTGAGTGGAGAAATGAATTACTGGGTACAGCACACCCATCCGGGTTTGCTTTATTCGGAGAAATAAATCCAG